GATATGGAACATAACTTCTATCATCAAGTGCCAGGAGTGTCATCATCTAATATAAGACGGTTTGGACAAAGCCAATTACATGCTATGGAAGAAGTAAATGAAACAACTTCTGCCATGCGATTTGGAACTGCTGCTCATTCGCTTATTGTAGAAGGGGAGGAGGCTTTTATTAATGATGTAGTTTGTATAAATGGATCTCCGTACACTAATGCTAACAAAGATCTCAAAAGAGAATATGAAAACAGAGGATTAACCGTTATTAATGCTAGTGAGAAGGATACTTTATACGGCATGAGGGAAGCTCTTATACCAGAAGGCAAGAAGTATTTATCTGCTGACAAGGGAGAATATCCAGATGTTTTTAATTCTCCGTTTGAAAGAGCTATATTCTGGTGGGAAAAGGGGCTAATGCTTAAAGTTAAGTCTGATGTTGTTAGACACCCTATAACAGTTCCTCACGATCAAAACTCTATTATCTTAGTTGATTATAAGACTACACAAGATTGTTCTGTTAGAGGCTTTACAAGCTCTATAAGGAAGTATCAGTACGATCTACAGGCCGCTTGGTATAAACGTGGCTTTGAAGCAGCAGGATTTAAGGTTGCCGACTTTGTGTTTGTAGCTCAAGAAAAGAAAAAACCGTATGCAAGTAAGGTATTTAAAATGAAGCATGAGGATATGGATGCTGATTGGCTTAGATTAGAGGATATGCTTGACAACTACAATGCTGTGTTGGATGGCAAGGAAGCTACTATATACAATTCACCAAACATTATTGAAGTAGATCTTGGGAGAGACATATGGAATTAGAAACAGAAGACTTAGTTAACAGCCCTCCACATTACCGTAAAGGTGGTGTGGAGTGTATAGATGCAATAAAAGCTGCTTTATCTAAAGAAGAATTTAAAGGCTACTTGAAAGCAGCTGCCATTAAATATATTTGGAGAGAAAATCACAAAGAATCTAACATTCAAGATCTTAAAAAATCTGTATGGTATTTAAATAGATTGATACAAGAGCTGGAAGATCTATAGATAATGATAAGATTTTTTGATAAATTCCTGAACAGATTCTTAGAATGGTCTTGGCAGAGAAAGGCAGATAAATTATTTAGGAAAAGAAAATGAGCAAGGGATCTAAAAGAAGGCCAGAAAACAAAAGTAAGTTTGATAAAAACTTTGACAATATTTTTAAACAGAAAAAACCTGACAAAGAAAAAAACAATAACACAAAAAAAGGGGCTTAACGCCCCTTTCGTTTACCCTTACTTAAAAGGGAGGTACGGCCTCTGGGGGAGGAGACATACCATCATCAGCAGGTTTGTACATATTTACTTTGCACTTTGCTGAAGTTCTTGTATTACCATCATTATCAACCCAGCTATCTTCATATTGAGTAAGCATTAATGTAAGCTTCTTCCCTATGAATGCTGTGCCTGAATCAGGATACTTTTTAAACCCAACAGCCTTAGTTAGATGTGTAAAGATTTCATTAGAAACTCTTTTACCTTCTTCACTAGGACTCCACAAGTTATACCATTCATTCTGATCTCGGTACTTACCGCCATCAATCTGAAAGGTCATTTTCTGCGTCCAGTTACCGCTTTTAGATTTATATTTCTCAGCAGCAATAACTTTAGCTGAATACTCACCAGTCGGAGCAACCTCTGGGCCTTTCGACTTCATTTGCTCCATTTCATCAAAAAATTCAACGCCATCAAAATCTGACATTATTCACTCTCCTTTTTATTTACATTAGTATTAAACCCTAACTTTGCAATTAGAGCAGTTAAATCAGGCTTTTCAAAGGGTTCTAATTTACCGCTACGATCTTTAGCAGTATACCCTTGACCAATTCTAGTCTGTAGCCATCTTGCAGCAATCGGATTCCCGTCATCATCTTGATCGTCAAGAATACGAAGTGCTAAAACCTCATCAAAGAAATAGGTGATCGAATCTCCTAGAGGTTTACTTGCCATTTTAGGGCCAAAGAAAAATATACCGTCATTATTTTCTTTGCCTTCTTTACAAAGAAATAACACATGTATATCAAGATCCCTAAATGATCTCATTAAGCCGGTGACTGCCTCACTTACATTTTGGTAAGCCATTCTACCGTCTTTGTTTTTTGCTTTCTCATGTACTAAAAGAATTTCACTAATCTCAGATACAGAGTCTAAACATACGCTGTCGTATTTTAATTCGCCAGACTTTAAAGCGGAGTAAACCTCTCTTAAGTCGTCGTATGTTTTTACCTCTATAGCCGATACATTAGGTGCATCTTTAATTGAAAGCAATCCAGCCTCAGCACTAATAACCAAGACTTTGCCTGGCATACTTTGTGTTGAGTAAGTTTTACCAGACCCAGCTTGGCCATAAACCAGGAGCTTTGCCCCCTGTTTATCTACAAGTGCGTCAGGTGTTTTTATCCTATCTTTTAAGCTCATATATCTCTACCTCCCGTAGTTATTCAAAAATGAACTTGTAAATTATACACTAAGTTATTACAATGTGTAAAACATAATATTTAGGAGAAGTATATGAATATAAAAAACGACATGACTTGGGTTGCTAATTACTATTTTAGAACCAAGGTTACTGCGACAAAAAAACTAAAGGAATTAGAAACTATGGGCGTACAACCAAAATACAAAGATAGGCAGGTAAAGAAATATTCACTCTCTGATTATATAGAATTTTTAGGAAACAAAAAGGCGTCTGAAGAATTTAACTGCTCAGAACATTCTTGTAAGTCTTGGAGATATGGTTATAGACAACCTTCAATAATCCAAGCCAAACAAATTATAAAAGCAACAGAGGGTAGGTTGGATTTCGAGTCTATATACGGATCAATTTCTGATATTGTAAAAGCAGAGACTTAAAATGTTTCAGCTTAATATAACCGAGGACGACACATCCTTGGAGCAAGCTCTTGCCTATTATGATGATGGTTATAATGTAGTACCTTTACAAAGGTCTAATAAAAAACCTCCCTCTTTCCTTGGAAGTTGGGAGCAATATAAAGAGTCTAGACCTGAAAGAACCCTTGTAGAGTCGTGGTTTAAGGACAGAGACAACTTACAGGTAGCCTTGGTATGCGGTAAGTTTGTAGTCGTTGACGCTGACTCTCCAGAGGCTATGGATTGGGTTGAAAGGAATTTACCAGCCTGTCCTTTTAAAGTTATAACTGGTAAAGGAATGCATTACTATTATAACAACCCACAAAACTACACCACCTTTGCTACAAGAAGAACTAACGATACACCTATCGAAAGGTTGATAGATATTAGAGGTGTGGGTGGATTAATTATTGCTCCATATAACCGTCATGCAAATGGCCAAGTATACAAACCAGTCATATTTCCAGATTGGAAAATCTATGATCATACTGACTTACCAGACTTTACAGATAAAGAATATATAAAGATTACTGGCGTTCCTAAAATAGAACTTAGTAAACAAACGGCACCATTCTCTTTGGACGGAGTACTAGAAGGATCTAGAAATGATGGTGCTGCTAGGATAGCAGGATACCTAATCTCTAAGAATGTTAATATTGAATTTGTCAAAGTCTTTCTACAAAACTGGAACAAAAATAACAATCCACCTTTAATGCAAAAGGAAATAGATTCAGTTGTTTATAATGTAAAAAACACTCATGACAGGAAAAATCAGAAGGCACCATTATTTATTCAGGCAACGGAAAGCATACAACCACCATCTGATTTATTTAATCCACCAGGTTTATTAAAAGATATGTTTGATTTTTGTGAGGATATTGCACAAGTACCGCAACCAGAATTATCTTTAGTCGGAGCTTTGGCTTTAGCAAGTGTTACTTGTGGCCGTTTATATAGAACAAGTATGAATAACTTTTCTAGTATGTACTTTATGGGAATAGCTAAGTCTGGACAAGGAAAGGAAAACATTAAGACATTTGTAGAGTCTGTATTAAATGCATCTGATCATGAGAAATTAATTGTTGGTGATGGCTACACTTCTAGTGGGGCAGTTCACTCAGTATTAAAAATGAGGCCTACACAAATAACTATAATGGATGAGTTTGGTAAGCGTCTAGAGGCTATAAGCTCTCAGGGTAACAGTAATAAAGAGGACGGCATACAAACCCTAATGGAGGCTTGGGGTCGTTGCCACGGGACTCTAAGGCCTGATAACTATTCTATGATGGGAGTTCAAGAACAATACAAAGAACAAATGATGAATAGAGTCACCCATAAACCAGCAATAACATTAGTAGGCTTATCTGTACCTAAGAACTTTTATAGTGCATTAAACGGTGGTCGTATTGCAGATGGGTTCTTAAATCGTTTTGTAGTTGTTGAATCAACTGAGCCTAGGAGGGTTGGAGAACTTAAAAGATACAAAGAACCTCCTATCCCTATAGTGAACTGGGTTAATTATGTAAGAAGGTATAAAAACAATTTAGGTGATGCCTCTAGAGATAATGCTGAAATGGATATTAACCAAACTATTTTAGACTTTGATAAAGAGTCTCAAGAAATGTTACAGGATTTTGCAAGGGAGATTGTTAAAAGACAAGACATATTAGAAAAGGATAACCTAGAGCCTTTGTTAAGTAGATCTAAAGAAAAAGCTATGAGGTTAGCTTTGTTATGTACTTTAGCTACTAGCGCTGATTCTAGGACGATTACAGGCGATATAATGAGATGGTCTATAGATTACATCAGATACTATGATCTTATGTTTATAGAGTCTTGTAGAGACAAGGTTGCAAGTTCTGCAACTGAGTCAAAGATTAAACAAGTTCTGTCATTTATTAGATCTAGAAACGGCGAAGGTATATCTAAGAGGGAAGTAGATAGACACGAACTATTTAGAAGTATGAAGTCTTATGAAGTTAAGGAAATTATAGAAAGACTTAAAAATGCTGGAGAGATACAAGAAATAGAAATTAAAGTTGGGGGTAAAGGCAGACCTACAAAAAGGTTTGTGGCTGTTGATCCTAACTTCTTTGAGGAGTAGATATGAAGACACCAAGTTTAGAATCAAGAGGCGATCAAAAAAGAGAGGAAAGAGTTGCAGGTTTTTTAGAAGGTTTATGGGGGGTTGGCTGTCATAAGCTACCCACCAGTTACTCATTAGACTATTGGATTGAATCAAGAGATAAGTCTTATTGGTGTGAAGTTAAGTGCAGGACGTTTGCATATGATAAATA